ATCGGTTCAATGCGAACGCGCTTATGTAGGTTCGATTGGCGGCAAATACGCCACCATAGACCTTAGTGCTGCCTCTGACTCAATTTCGTGGGATTTGGTTAAAATCGCATACAGGCATAGCGGCGTGCTCCCTTATTTGTATATGACGCGGTCGCGCCTTATACGTGTAAATGAGGTTAGCTATCCGTTAAACATATACGCTACAATGGGTTCAGCATGCTGCTTCCCAGTTATGTGTATACTGCTTTATGCCGTATGCGTGTTGGTCTCAAATAATGCCGGCCAGAAACGGTGCGATTGTACCGTGTATGGTGATGATATCATTTGTCCAACGAAATTAGTAAGGGACATCCATAGTGTATTAGAGGAGCTTGGGTTCACTATGAACGAAAACAAAAGCTACTTCGACGACACTCCTTTCAATTTTCGTGAGAGTTGCGGTGCTGAATACTTCGGTGGTACTGACGTCACTCCAGTGCGTCTGTCACGCCGGTTCTCAGCAGAAGCAATTAGTGATTCACCTGGGTCGTTGACCGAGAGGGTTGATTTGGCTAACGCTTTACTTGCCCATGGTTACTACTTTACCAGACAGTGGGTAATTAGTGGATTGCTGGATCAGTGTGTACCACCTCCGATTTTCGGAGACCTCGATGGACAAATTCATACCGACGATGTTGCAACAAATTACCTTGCACTTCGTAGGTACAATAGTGACTGGCAGAGGTTAGAATGTTTGGTCACCACTACCAAGCCGAGCGACTTGCTTCTCAAACATATAGGAGCAACGGAGCCCTGGATCTCGAGTCGTGATCATATTTCGGACAGATCTTTCGATTATCTGTACGAACACGACGAGAGGGTAAAAAGTCTTATCGACCACCTTTCTTATTTTAACTGGTGGAGCTCGCGCAACGATGAGGAATTCGACTCTTTATTCAAAGAGATTTTACGAATTACATCTAGCCCAGCGACAAAATTCGACATTCGATTAACTACCGAATGGAGAACTTGGCACTAACCGGCCGCAG